CAAGAAGAACTTTCTATTGAAAAGCATTATTATGATTATGCTGCAAATTTGTTAAAAGATACTGGGATTAAAACCAGAATCATCAAGCAATATTTGCCTATCATGAACAAACTGGTGAATAAGTATTTGTCTGCGATGGACTTCTTTGTGAACTTTAATATCAATGAAAACTTTGAAGAAACTATTAAATCACGATACAGAGATGACTTCTCATATGCAAACTTCTCAGAAGGTGAGAAAATGCGTATTGACTTGGCATTACTTTTCACTTGGCGCCAAATTGCCAAACTCAAAAATTCAACTAATACAAACTTGTTAATTCTTGATGAGGTATTTGATAGTAGTTTGGATACTGTAGGAACTGAAGAGTTTCTAAAATTGATTCATGAAATGGGACATGATACCAATGTATTTGTTATTTCTCATAAGGGTGACCAACTGTTTGATAAGTTTAGGTCTGTTATTAAGTTTCAAAAGAAAGGTAACTTTAGTAGGATATCATAATGAGTGATGTAATTAAAATCAATACAGAAGATCAGGTAGCATATGGATCAAAATCTGCCATTCAAGAATACACACTTCTAGAATTGGTTCCAGAGAATGATTCTATTTTAAAAGAGGTTCTACCAGAGTTTGATTTCACAAACCCACCAACAGACCCAACTGAATTGGCATCTGAGTTGGTTGAAAATTGTAAGGGGAGAAGTGGATTTGGATTGTCTGCTAATCAAGTTGGATTCCGTTACAGAGTTTTTGTAATGGGTTCTGATGCAGAATATGTAGCATTCTTTAATCCAAAAATTATTAAAGCATCCGATAAAAAATCTCTTATAACAGAAGGATGTTTGTCTTTCCCCATGTTGGGATTAAAAATTGAGAGACCAGAAACTGTAGAAGTTGAGTATCAGGATTACACTGGACAAGTTAGGACAGGTGTATTTTCTGGACTTTCTTCACATGTTTTTCAACACGAAATGGACCATCTCAATGGAATAACCTATCTATCTAAGGCAAAACCAATGGCACTGAAAATGGGTTTAAAGAAACGTGGAAAGTTCAATAAACTTATGGATCGTTATAACAAAGCAAATAAGAAAATCAAATCTGTTTCAAAATAACTGAGGAAATTATGGAAATATCAATTAAAAAAGAAGATCTTAGAAATAATAGTATCTTTGTTGCCACTCCGATGTATGGTGGTATGAATCATGGTCTTTACATGAAGTCCTGTCTTGATCTACAGGCACTCTGTATGCAATATGGAGTTCAAGTAAAGTTCTCGTTTCTTTTCAATGAGTCACTTATAACTCGTGCAAGAAATTATCTTGTAGATGAATTTATTCATCGTTCTGATTGCACACATCTACTTTTCATTGACTCAGACATTCACTTTGACCCAAATGATGTTATTGCACTTCTTGCAATTGACAAAGATGTTATTGGTGGTCCATATCCTAAGAAAGCAATTAAGTGGAAATCTGTAAAGACCGCTGCTGCTAAGAATCCTGATGTTGATGCACAGACCTTAGAGAAGGTTGCTGGTGATTTCGTATTCAATCCAGTAAAAGGAACTGCACAGTTTAATGTTTCTGAACCACTTCAAGTACTTGAAATTGGTACTGGTTTTATGTTGGTAAAACGTGAAGTTTTTGCTAAGATGGAAAAGCAATATCCATCAATCCGTTATCTACCAGATCATGTTGGTCAAGCACACTTTGATGGTTCACGTTACATTCATGCATTCTTTGATACTGTTATTGATACAAAAGATAGTATCACTGGTGGTGGTTCTGAACGTTATTTGTCAGAGGATTACATGTTCTGTCAGATGTGGCGTAAGATGGGTGGAGACATCTGGTTATGTCCTTGGATGAGAACTTCTCATATTGGTACATATCACTTCCAGGGTGACATGCCAGCAGTTGCTAACTTTGTAGGAGAAATGTAATGAGTGAGAGTTCTGTTTTGGTTCCCTATCGTATGGATGGGGAATCTTTTGAAGATTATAAATTTAGACAAAAGGAAGTGAACAAGTATTACAAATCCCTTACGGAATGGAAGTTGGTTTGGGATTCTAAGGAACAAGGAACCTACCGTAAGGAGAAGTAATACGTGAATATTATAGGATTGGTTGGTTTTATCGGGAGTGGTAAAGGAACCGTAGGTGATATATTAGAACAGAATGGATATGTAAAAGAAAGCTTTGCAAAAGGTGTCAAGGATGTCGCCTCTGTAATGTTTGGTTGGGATAGAGACATGTTAGAAGGAGATACTGAATCTTCTAGAAAACGTAGAGAAGAACCTGATTCATTCTGGTCAAACAAATTTGGCAGACCTTTTACACCGAGAGAAGCACTTCAGAAAATGGGAACAGAAGTTGGTCGTGATATATTTCACACCGACTTCTGGGTTCTTCAATTGGAACATAGGTTACTAACATCAACCGATTCTATTGTTATTACTGATGTTCGTTTTCCTAATGAGATTGATTGGATTCACAAACAAGGTGGTAAAGTTTATGAAGTACAAAGGGGTGAATCACCCGAATGGTATAATAAACTGCAACAATGTGAAACTGATGATTTCAAAAATTTTATGATGGTTGGTGAAGACGTTCATTATTCTGAATGGGCTTGGGTTGGTCATGATATTGATGGGTTGATTTCAAATAATGGTACACTTGAGGACTTGACAAACCAAGTTGAACGTGTTATAATGTGTAAACATAATGTGATTGGAGATAATAATGAAACTGTCTAGTGATACTCTTTCTGTCTTAAAGAACTTTTCCAGTATCAATTCTGGTCTTGAGTTCCGTCAAGGTAGTGTTATTAAAACTATTTCTCCTGGTAAATCTGTTCTGGCGCAAGCAACTTTGAAGGACAGTTTTCCAGAGGATTTCTGCATCTATGATCTAAATCAGTTCTTGTCTGTACACTCTTTGTGTAAAGATGCTGAAATTGATTTTGATGATGCAAATGTTATTTTTAGGAGTGGTCGTTCTAAAATTAAGTATCGTAAGACCGCAAGGGAAATGATTATCACAGTTCCTGATAAGACACTATCTCTTCCATCTGTTGACATTTCTTTTATGTTGACTGAGGATGATTATGCGTCTATCTTGAAAAGTGCAAGTGTATTACAATCACCAAATATTGCTGTTGTGTCTGATGGTGACAAAGTGTATATTACTGCATACAATGTCAAGGATGATTCTGCTCACACTAACAGTATTGAGGTGGGAGAAGGAAATGGACATTCGTTTAAAATGGTATTCTTAACGGAGAACTTGAAAATGATTTCTGGTTCTTATGATGTTGAGATTTCAGCAAAAGGTCTTGCTTCTTTCAAGCACAAAACGCAAGACGTTGATTATTGGGTTGCTACTGAAGCAAAAGAATCTAACTATGGAGCATAATAAAATGAGTTTAATTTGGTTGACTGATGTGAAGACACAAGCAAAGATTGCAGTAAATCCTAAGTATATTGTTGCAGTATTTACTGCTGCTGAAGGTGAAGTGGAAGGTAAAACTGTTATTGGTTTGATTAATGGTAATGTTGTTGTTGAGGAAAATGAACTTGACGTTGTTTCACAGATAACTGGAGCATAATTAAATGTCTATTACTGTTCAAACATTGTTTGGAACTTATAATGAAGAAGAACTCAAGGCAATCAAGAGTTGTCTGAGGGAAATGTCAGAATGTATGTCTAAGATCAACAACGAAAAGGAGTTGATGAAGGATATCGTTAGTACTACACATGACAAGTTTAAGATTCCTAAGAAGATCTTTAAGAAAATGTCTAATGTATATTACAAGCAATCGTTTCAAGAGATTGTTTCTGAAAATAATGAATTTGAAGCATTGTTTGAAGGTGTGAACGAAGTTAAGTGATTTTAATGCCCCTTCGGGGGCATCTTTTTTATTATGGAGTATTGAATGACTGAGCATATGTTATGGGTAGAAAAGTATCGTCCTACCAAAATCGCAGATTGTATCCTTCCTGATAGTTTAAAAACCCTTTTTCAAGATATCGTTACCAAAGGTGAAATCCCAAACCTCCTTCTTTCTGGTACTGCTGGTGTTGGTAAGACAACTGTAGCAAAAGCACTTTGTAATGAAGTTGGTTGTGATTTCATGATGATCAATGGATCTGATGAATCTGGTATTGATGTTCTTCGTAACAAGATTAAGAACTATGCATCTTCTATGTCTCTTACTGGTGGACGTAAAGTCATTATCATTGACGAGGCAGATTATCTAAACCCAAACTCAACACAACCTGCACTTCGTGGTGCTATTGAAGAGTTTGCTTCTAACTGTTCTTTTATTTTCACTTGTAACTATAAGAACCGTATTATTGATCCACTCCATTCTCGTTGTACTGTCATTGATTTCAAACTCAATGGTTGCAAACCAAAGATGGCTGCACAGTTCTTCAAACGTGTTGAGGGTATTCTCCAACATGAGAATGTAGAATATAGTAAGGATGTAGTAGCTGCTGTTATCACCAAACATTTTCCCGATAATAGACGCATTCTAAACGAGTTACAGAGGTATTCTGTCTCTGGGGTCATTGACAGTGGTATTCTAAGTAATATCGGTGATATACAGATCACAGAACTTGTAAACTGCATTCACACACGTGATTTCAGTTCAGCACGTAAGTGGGTTGTTAATAATCTTGACAATGATCCTTCTGTACTCTTGAGGAAGGTCTTTGATGGTCTATATGATCAATTGAAACCATCTTCTGTCCCACAGTTGGTAATTACTATTGGTAAATATCAGTTTAATGCTGCTTTTGTTGCTGATCATGAAATTAACCTTCTGGCATGTATTGTTGAACTTATGTCTGACTTGGAGTTCAAATAATGCCTGATCTATTTAAGGAGATTGTACCTTCTATACTACAAACTAAGAAAAGTGTGTTCCGTGATGAACTGGATTATAATGACTATAATCCGTTCATTGTTAATCGTGCTCTGTCCTATCATATTGATTGTATTCCTTATGTGAATGAAATCAATATGTTGTCTGGTTTAGATAAAGATATGCAATATTCATATCTTCTTCATTATATTAGACCAATGAAACGTTCATTCAAGAAATGGCAAAAATCTGAGATTGATAAAGACATAGAGTGCGTGAAAGTATATTTTGGCTATTCCAACCAGAAAGCAAAGGATGCTCTTCGTATTCTTACTCATGAACAAATCAATGAGATAAGAAGAAAAACGGATAAAGGTGGAGTGAAACAATAATTCTTTATAATAACATATTTTTATAAATAAAAGTATCATTTATCCACAATTAATAAAGATATGGTCAATATCATAGGTTACAATCAATTCCCAGATAAAAATGAATTTATTGAACTGTATAAAAATAATACACAATTGCAATTATCCAATTATTATGGATGTACTAAGAAACGCATCAATAAATGGATAAAACATTTTGGATTAGAATTAAGACCCCAAGGAGGGGGAAATAATAGAAAATATGATATAGATGAAATTATTTTAAGAAAATTAATAGATAATGGTTATAGTAATGATGAAATTTGTAATGTATTAAATATTAGGGGAAAAACATCTCTTTATACATGGTTAAGGAAATATAATATAAAGAGAAAAAAAGAAACAGATAAATATAAGTTATATAAACATAAAGTTAGGTATTTAACCGAAAAAACATATGCCTTATATAAAAACGAAATAAACCCTAATAACTATCCTAGAACACTGTGTGGAGTTGATAATGGGTATCAACTAGACCATATAATGAGTGTTTCTGATTGTTTTAATAAAAACATATCAGAGGATTATTGTGCTTCTATGGAAAATTTACAAATGTTATCTTGGATGGATAACTTGAGGAAAAGATATGAATAAAATAGAAAGTGATATTTTTAATGGACTTGGTGTAGAAATTAAATTGACGGAAGAAGATGATTTTCTCAAAGTCAGAGAAACACTGACCCGTATTGGTGTAGCATCCAAAAAAGATAAAATTCTTTATCAATCTTGTCATATCCTTCATAAAAAAGGAAAATACGCACTCATTCATTTTAAAGAGTTGTTTGCCCTTGATGGTAAACCAACAGATTTATCAGAAAATGATCTTTCACGTAGAAATGCAATTGCAAAGTTATTAGAAGATTGGGGATTGGTTACTGTTGTTAATAAAGAACAAGTAGAAAATCCACCACCAATTTTCCTATCACAAATCAAAATCATCTCTCATAAGGAAAAACATGAATGGGAGTTGATTGCAAAATATAACATTGGAAAGAAAAAAACTTCTTGACAATAACAAAATAATGTGTTATATTGTATAAATAGAAGTGGATGCCTTCGGGGTCCACTCTATTTTATTAACTCGCTTTTAAGGAGAAACAATATGACATATGCATACGGTAAGTCACTACTTCCATCTACTGTTGGTTTTGATCGTCTTCTAACAACTCTTAATGAGTTTGAAGAACTGTTTGAACAAAAGAAACCACAAACATACCCCCCATACAATATTGTCAAATTTGATGATGATAATTATCAGATCCAAATTGCTGTTGCAGGATTTGATAAGAATGAAATTGTTATTGAAACTAAGAACAACCAACTAACTGTCAACGGTGAAATCAAATCTGCATACACCTCAGATGTTGTATTTTTACATCGTGGTTTATCAACTCGTGATTTTAGTCATTCATTTACATTATCTGATACTGTAGTTGTGAAATCTGCTGACATAGTTAATG